ACCCCTTGAATGCCCATTGGGAATTACAGGTGCGGAGGCCGTAATGGCAAACGACTTTCGGCAGTTCTCGCTACAGCTGGATACGTTCGTGAGCAAGGTCAACATCGCGGCAAATCTAGCGGCCACGTCGGTGGCCTATCGATTGTTTCGGCGGCTGGTGCAGAAAACGCCCGTCCGTACCGGTCGGGCCAGGGCGTCGTGGACGTTGGCCGTTCGGCAGGCGGATCGGCGCGTGGCTCCGCCCGGGCGGAAGTCCTATCCCCCACCAAAGACGCCGGTGATCAAGCCGACGCTGGGCGAAGAGGTGTGGCTGAGCAATAACCTGGCCTACATCACGGCGTTGGAAGACGGGCATAGCAAACAGGCTCCTCACGGGATGGTCAGGCTGGCGGTGTTGGAAGAGCAGCAACAGCTTGATGCGGTGGTTCGAGCCTCTACACGATTGGCGGGACTATGAGCTTCAGCGACGCAGCCAAAGCGATTGAGAGCCGACTTCAGACGAATTGGACGACGACGCCGATCAAGTTTGAAAACGCGCCGTTTACCGAGACGGCGTCCGCCTACGTCGCGTTGTTTCTGCGGGACGGCGAGGGGACCCAGATCAGTCTGGGCACGCCCGCGCTGCGACGGTGGCCGGGAGTCATTATCGTGCAAGTGTTTGTGCCGGAGGACACGGCGACGCGAGTGGCGAGAGGATACGCCGACACGATTGGAGCCATTTACGACCGGCAACAATTCAGCACGGATAGCAGTGGAGTGATTACGTGTGGCGTGCCATCAGTCCAGTTGATCGGCACGCGGGATGGGTGGTTTCAGATGAATGTAAGCGTGCCCTATCATCGTGATAAGCAATACTAATTAGGGAGGTGGACAGATGGCCCAGGGGGAATCGAATCGCGTTTCAATTCGGGTGAGCAAGGAGACGACGTGGAATGAGACGCCATCGACTCCGACGATGGCTCGCCTGCCGTACCTCAGCGATACACTCGGACACAACAAGCGCGTCCGACAGAGCGATGTGTTGCGCTCCGATCGGATGCGGGATGCGCAAGTGCAGGTGGGGGTGGATGCCCAAGGGGACATCAACTTCGAGCTGCGTTTCGGGGATTTCGACAACCTGCTGGAGGTGGCGTTGGCCAGCACCTATGTGACGGCCACCGAAACAGGATCGGGCGGGGCGAGCGATCATAGCTTTGCGGTCGCCAGTGGCGGGGTGCAGGTTATTACGGGTCCGGCGACCGTGTGGGACAGCTTCACCGTCGGGGCATGGGTCAAGATTTCAGGGTCAAGTCAGTCTGCGAACAACGGCATCTTTAAGGTCACCGCGAAGACTTCGACCACTATCACAGTGGCCAATCCGGCAGGCGTGTCGGCGGCCAGTCAGACAACCACCTTTGTGCAAAAGATGCTCCGCAACGGGACGACGAAGCAGAGCGTCCTGATTGAAAAGCAGTACGAGGATCTGACGACCAACTATCTGAACTTTCGCGGGATGCGGGTGGCGGGGTTGTCGCTCAATATCTCGACGGAACAGATCATCACCGGGGTGTTCCGCTTTATGGGCGCACGCGGGAACATTGCCACAGCCACGGTGTCCGGGTCGCTGACGGGACCCGGGACCACGACCAGCATGACGGCCTCGACGAATGTCGGCAACATCGTGGAGGGCGGCGCATCGCTCTCGACGGCCATTCGGTCCATCACGATGGACTTGAACAACAACACGCGGGCTCTCCCCGGGGTGGGCAACGTGGCCGCCATCGGGATCAATCTCGGTAGTATCACGCTCACGGGCCGGGTCGAAGCATACTTCGAGGATCAGACGCTGTTGACGAAGGTCTATAACCATACGTCCAGCAGTCTCGAATTTCGCTGCACGGACGAATCCGGGAACGTGATGGTGTTCACGATGTCGCAACTGCGATGGTCGGGGAATCCGAACAACCCCGGCATCGATCAAGATGTCTTGCTCCCGCTGGATTTTGCCTGCGAGCGAGAGCCGACCAACAGTGTGATGATTCAAGTGGATTCACTGGCGGCGTAATGAAGGAGGTTTATGGATCTGTGGAAGCAGTTTAAGACGGACGAGCAGGCGGAGGTCGAAGGGGTGTGGGTGCCGCTGTCGGCCACCGCTCGCGTCAAACTGGCCCGTGTCGGCAATCCGCGCTACCAGTCCTGCCTGAAACGGTTGAGTTTGCCGTACATCAAGCCGGGCATGCGGATGAGTGACATTCCAGAAGAGACCTATCAGGCCATTACGAAAGAAGCGGTGGCCGAAGCCATTTTGGTCGATTGGGATGGCGTAATCCGAGAGGGTGAGGTGGTGGCCTATAGCAAAGAGATGGCCCTCAGTGCTTTGCAGATGAAGGATTTCTTTGAGCTGGTGCTCGCAGCGGCGAATTCGATGGAGACGTATCGGGAAGCGCGACTGCGAGACATGGAAAAAAACTAACCCAGGCCCTCACGTGGATGATTCAGTGGGGGCCGAAAGCGGGGCAACGTATCTCTGATGCAGAGTTTCTCGAAAAGATTGCACGGGAGACCGGCAAGACCCCGACAGCGGTGGCGACACGCCCTCTGCTCAATGTGCTGGAAATGCCCTGTTTCGACGCATTTCTGGTCTTGCATGGCGGACGCGGCTCAACAGGGTTTGGTCCGGCTCCGATTGCTCTCACTGAAATACAGGCCTACGCGGAGTTAATGCAGATTCCGCCAGGGGATGACCGCCGTGACCTGGTGTGGATCATTCGGAAGATGGATCGGCACTACCTCGAACAGGTAATGAAAAAATGACGGAAGCCAGATTAGATGTCGTGATCGGATCGCAGGGCGCGGTCTCCGGCGGCAATGCCGTCAATCGCATCGTCAATGAGGTGAAGAACAACTTCATCGACTTGGCGGCGAAAACCTTTGTCGTGCAGCAGGCGCTGACGAGAGTGTGGGCGTCGGCACGGGAGGGGGCTGAATTCCAAGAGACGATGGGCCGACTTAATCAGCAGATGGGGCGGCTCGGCTCCTCGGCGATTGTGATGGTGTCGGCGATGCAGCGCGTCACGAACGGCCAGCTCGATATGGCCAATGCGTCGCGTCTGGCGAGTCGGGCACTCGCCGTTGGGTTGAGCCCGGAACAGATCGGGGTCTTTGCCCAGGCGGCGGAAGAACTCAGCGACATTATGGGGACGGACATTCCGGTGGCCTTCGATCGGTTGATTCAGGCCACGGCGAACGGGTCCAGCCGCGCCCTTCAGGAAGTGGGCGTGTTCATCGATCTGGATGATGAGATGCGCAAGCTGGCGCTCTCGACGGGACGCACGACCGAACAGATCACGAAGCAAGAACGGGCTATGTTGACCGCCAAGACGCTCGTGGCGGCGCTGAAAGATGAGACGAGTGGGCTTGGGGAGTCATCGCTGTCTACGGCGGATAAGTTTGCGGTGGCCGCCCGGCAATGGCAGGACTTTGCCGATGCGTTGAAGGCGGATGCGGCATCCCTGACGGTCCTGTTTACGGACATGGTGGCCCCGTTGTTGGAAGCCTTCGAGTTTGTCTCGCAGGGCGGACGGGGACTGCTCCCGCACCAGCAGCCACCGGGGGCCGCTGGGGCAGGCGGCCTCCCTACGGGGTCGCTCGCTTCAGGTGGGGGTGCGCAGGGCTTACCGTTTTCCTTAGCGTCGGCGCGAGTGGAAAGCCGATTAGCTAGAGACCTCCTGACCTCTCGGCAAGCCACCGAGCGGGACAATTCATCGGTCGGCGCGTTGTCGCAGGTCATCGATGCGGAAGCGCAACGGCGACTCATCACGGAGGAGCGGGCCGTTCAGCAGAAGCTCGAACTGGGCCGGGTGGAGTTCACGAACCGGGAGCAATTGCTGCGTCGTGAATTGGCCCTGGAAGAGCGGAAGCACAAAGAAATTCTCTCACTGGAATCCCTCACGACAGAAGGCAAAGAGGCCGAACAGAACAAGTACACGGAACGGGTCGTTGAGATCAATGAAGGGCTGAAGCAGATTGCCAGGGACCGGTGGAACTTCGAGCAGGTCGGAGAAGCCCAATTGTCCACGGCACGGTTTCAGGCGCGAGAGCGTGAGCGTGAAAACGCACTACAGATCAGTCAGGCCATCTTTACGATGGGGGAGCGACGACGCCAGCAAGAGTTAAGTTCACAGGAGGAATTAGTCAGTGGGTTGATTGCCCTTGACGAAGCCCGGTTCGCCTCAGACGCGCAAATCGCCAGTCGGGAACGGGATCTGCTGCGGGCGCAACTGGCCTTCAAGTTGAAGCTGAAACAGGACGAGGTGGCCGCCCTGTTGCAGGCCGGGCGGGCCAATGATACGGGGACGGTGAATCGGATTCTCGACGGGGCCGATCCGCTCCTGACACGTGGGCAGCGATTGGGGATTACCGGTCAAGGTGTTGGCCAAGATATCCGGCTGCTTGAACGGGAACAGAACAATTTCTTTGCTGGTTGGCGACGAGGGCTCCAGCAATACGCCAGAGATACCAATACCGGGTTTGGCTTGGCGCAGGATATGGCGCGTCGCACGGCGCAGCTGATGGAGCAAAACTTTCAGCAGTTCTTTTTCGATCCCTTCGAGCGTGGCTGGCAAGGGGTGCTGGATAATATGGCCAATATGACGCGGCAGATCTTTTCGCAGATTGCTGCGCAGCTCGTGACGACGGGCATTATCAATCTCATTACGGGAAGCGTAAGCGGCGGTGGTGGGGCAGGCTCCATCTTCTCGTCCCTGGCCTTGTCGGCCAGCCGCAACGTCTCAGGCGTCAACGTGCGGACAGGGGATGGGTTTGCCAGAGGGGGTGTTGATGACTTTGGGCAAGGGACGGTGACGACGCTGCACGGGCCAGAGGCCATTGTCCCCTTACCGGATGGTCGTTCGATTCCGGTGACCCTCAACAACGGCGGGATGGGCAGTGGGGTGACCATGCCGGTGACGATCATCAATCAGCATAACGGGGCGGAGGTCTCTGCCGAACAGACGACCGGAAGCAACGGGATGCCGCAGCTGGAAATACTTGTGACGAAAGCGGTCAATCGGTCGATCAGTGAAGGCCGCATGGATAAATCACTCCGCTCTCGGTTCGGCCTTTCACCAGGAGAACGCTAAATGGCGACGTGGCCAGGCACCCTCCCGACGGTACCGCTCCGGGATTCCTATCGGGAAACGCAACAGCAGGGCTCGGCGATTCGGACGGAGATGGATCATGGACCGCCGAAGCAGCGCAACCGGTATCGGGCGCAGATCAAGCAGTACAATGTCACGTTTGAGATGACGGGCACGCAGCTGGATACGTTCTGGACGTTCTATCGGGACACGCTGGGCAATGGGGCGTTGCAGTTCGATGGGTTGCCGACGCCGCGTACTCTGGCGGTCGCAAATCATCGATTCAGTGTCAGTAGTACTCCTGAAGTGGCTTCGGTGGGGTACGATAGCTACGTGGTGTCGTGCGTGCTGGAGCAATTGCCGTAAATGAGTCGGACGACATCCGCACTATTCAAGGCGATGGCGAATGCGCAGGAGACCAAGGAGGTCTTACTGGCACTCGTGACAATCACGCATGACTCGATTGTCGGCGGACCGTTGCGGTTCGTACAGGACCTTCAAGACCTCACCAGCAATGGGAATGTGTATACCGCGTTTCCATTTCAAGTGACCTTGCCGTCGGATTCCGATGACGGGGTGCTGCAAATCAAACTGGTGATCGACAATATCGACCGGCAAATTGCGCAAACGATTCGCACGATTCCGCCATCGTCGCCGCCGGTCGTGAAGATCGACCTGGTGATTGCCAGTCAGCCGGATACAATCGAAATGTCCATGCCAGATCTCACGTTGCGCAATGTGACCGGCGATGCGTTTCAGATTGAGGGGGAGTTACGCATCGACGAGGAAGATTTGGTGCCATTCCCTGAAGGCGCATTTACGCCGCAGGATTTTCCGGGGATTTTCAAATGAGGCCCACATGGGTGACCCAGTACTTGACTATTCCCTTTCGTGAGAAGGGGCGCACCCATGAGGGGGTGGATTGTTATGGGTTGGTGAGATTGATCTACCAAGAGCAGCGACAGATTGAGTTACCAAGCTACACGGAAGACTATACCACCACGGAGGACGCAGAAGTGATTCGGGGGCTGGTGAGCGGGGAAGTCGCAAGCCGATGGCAAGAGATCGCTCGCGCAGAGGCGAGCCTGTTTGACGGATTGATTTTTCGTATCCTTGGGCGTCCGACGCATTTCGGCATGGTGCTGGACCCGCCGTGGTTTCTGCATGCCGCCAAGCTCGATCGGCGAGTCTCCGGGAAAGTGTGGCTAGAGCGGTGGGATACGCGGGCCTGGGAACATCGTTTACTAGGGGTGGTGCGGTGGCAGACGACGTAACGAACACGCGAGCCGTCATGGTGGTGCCGTCCGGGGTCGATCGATTCCGCATGATCGCGTGCCCGTCATTGAATTATGAGCGCCGCATTGATCGGTACTTTGAGGCCGGGCGCACCATTGCGGAGTGTTTACAGGCGTTGCACTGGCAGAGCCAGTACCCACAGGCGCGGGTGTTTATCGATGGGCGGTACATCCCGACGGGGGAATGGGAGGAGGCCCGACCACAGGCAGGTCAGGCGGTCGTCGTCCGATCGATTCCTGGTGATGGCCAGGGTGGAGGAGGTGGGGGGAAGCAAATCCTTCAAATCCTGTCGTTTCTGGCGTTGGCCGTGGCGGCGTTTTATGCCCCCGCTGCGCTGGCTGGGCTGTCGTCTTCGCTCGGTGCGTCCGG